ACTGTTACAAAGTTAAGATGTATTTTAAAGGATCAGGGTGTTTCTATTCCAAAGTCGATACGTAAGAATGCTCTTGTTCAGAAGGTATATGAGCTAAGAAATAATTAAAGATATAATACTAATATATGTCATGGGGGAACGACGAAGATCTATATCTGTATTTTGGGACTATGAGAATGCCCGCCCATTGTCGGACACTTGTATGGTAGAGATATCTTCTAGGATAAGAAATATACTTCTTCCCCATGGTGATATAGTGTCTAGAAAGATATACTATGATGCACAATCTCCTGCGGAGTTTAAGACAAATCGCACAGATTTGGATATGACGGGATGGACCCTTGTGGACTGTCCAAAAAGGCAAAAGAAGGAGACTCTTGACAAAAAGATTATTGTCGATATGATGTTTTTCATTGCATATGAAAATCCGCATGACGCCTGCATATGTTTGATTTCAGGTGATGGGGATTTTTGTTATTCGATGAATCGCATCCGTGACCTAGGGGGATATACGATTTTGTTGTACCCAGATAAAATCACGTACCATCCTCTCATATTGAATGTCCACGAATCTCATTCATGGGAAAAAGAAATCCTTAAAAAGGAAAAGCTTGATAAGAAAAAGATGACACAGCATCTTGAGAATAATCACGACGAAGACTACTTGAGAACTACTGACGAAGAAGTCATGTCTGTCGGGAGTACCGTTGATGACGGGAAATCGGAAGACGATCCTGATGAGATTGCTCTTATAATATTTCTAAATGCTACACATTCGGCTGTTTCAAGAGCAAAAGATGGTGAAAGGGCTTTAGATGCTCTTATTGCAGAAATATGGTACAAACAAATGAATCCAGGAGATTCAGGGACAGTTTCACAGGAAACAAAGGAATGGTATAAATCGACAAGAAAACAAGCGTTTGATTTGAAATATATAAATGTATATGAAAATAAAGATACACCGGGACATGTTACACGATATTCATCTTTGACAGATATCGGGAGGAGAATGATTCGCGATAGAGCTTTTTCATTTTCATAGAACTTTATATAATGTCTGTTATATATAAAAAATGGATTTGAGTTTATTAATTTTAATTTTAATATTGGTTGTTATGTATTTTTTTATAGTGAAAATGATGCGAATAACAACATATCAGTTTATTCATATTCCAAAAAATGCGGGGACAGCTTTTTGTAAATCGGGGAGTCTACAAGGTCTCGATATATGTTGTTCTAATAGTTATGAAGATTGGTCGTGTCATCAGGGTGCTCATTATAAAATCCCATTCTTTTTAAAGAAAAGACCTCATAATACGATATATATTGCGTCGATAAGAAACCCATATAGTCGTTTTATTTCAGCCTTTTCGCATTATAAATACAAATCAAAACGCTATTCAAATGACATTAAAAATAAGATGTTTGATATGACACGATTCACGGATGTAAACGACTTTATACAAAAAATAATATCAAAAGATAAAAACGCGATTATAGCATTCCGAGATATACTATTTGATACACAGACAGAATATATTTGTTTAAAGAACTCAGGAATTCACAAACAAGTTAAGTATCTTTTAAGACAAGAGTATATGGACGAGGATATCAAAAGCCTATGTAAAAAAACAGGAGTATGTATAAACTTAACTAAAGATAAATACGATGCAAACATCAACACATACCCTTCCATGGAGCTAAATAAGACGAGTATTGAATTTATTAATAAGCACTACAAACGAGACTTTATTTTACTTCCTTATGAAATGAAAAATGAATAATGTAACAAGTGTATGTAACAAGTGTATGGAGGAATCAAAGACACCAGAAGATTTTCATGTAAATATTCATAATGACTTACGTCAGTGTCTATATCTAATGTCAATTCCGAAGAAATTTATATATCAAATAAGGAAAGACTCGGTTCTTTTCAGAAAAGAGCGTGTTATTATTCATATTAGAATCAAGGATATGGTGGGTGGTGATAGTAGGATTATGGTCTATGTGATATCAAACGGTAAAAAAAATGGAACATATGAATGTATTACATATGAAGAAGTAGTCGATCTCGCAAAAGCTAACATGATGTATTAAATTGTTCGTAACACATTCTACACACCGGTTCATATTCATTAAAATCACCTATTAGAACCTGATTCGTATCTTTGACGTTTCGCATACTGAAAATAGCATCGTTCCCTTGTTCGCAACGACGACATATGGCTCTTACCTTGATACAAGAGTCACAAAATGGGATAAGATCTAGAATATATCCAAATTTTTTTCTACGAAAATCGCCATCTAATCCGGATACGACAATATATTTGTTATATCTTAGCCAATTCTTAACAAACCCCTCGAGATCGCTAAAGAATTGTGCTTCGTTGATACAAATTGTATTAGCGTCCGTTAATGTACTTTCATTGATATCACTTAGATTTTTTGTGGATATACACTTTTCGGTATGTCCACTGTGAGTAGCGATATTTTCCAGACCTTCACCTTGCCTATTATCAAGAACGGTATTAATAATTACGACATTCTTACCCATGAGTTGGTGACGTTTTGCAATTTCCAAGAGTCTTGTTGTTTTTCCAGAAAACATCGGACCCATGATAATTTCAAGATAGGATGCTTCGTGGTTCATCATGGTTTCCTGAATTGTGGACCGTCTTAATTCATTTTTAATCATTTTTAATTCATTTGTTGTATGTATTTTATATATTCATCTATACCGTGGATACGACGCAGTTTATTTATGTTTAAAGTAAGTCCACCATCACTTCCTAAAATTCTTGTAGAAAAACATGGTGCATACTCGTGTCTTAATGGAAAAAATGGAACAACGTCTCCTCTTACTACAAAGTGCTCTCTATTAATATTAGATTGACTTAAAAGCCGACAAAATTCTTTATCACCTATCTTAGGCATTCCAAATGTAATCAAACATATATCCGGTGACATGTTTCGTATATTTTTATCGAGACATAAGAGTGTCGCAAGTCCCGATCCCGCACTATGACCAGATATATAAATGTTTTTGTTTTGATTTTTTTCTATTATCATTTTGAGCAACTTTTTGTTTTCTTCATATGCTTTAAGATATCCCGAGTGTATCATTCCCGGACTACAAAAATCATCAGAAAGATCTGCATCCAAATTTACACACCAGTCTTTAATTGTTTTGGTACCCCGAAATGATATAAATAAGTCAGTACTATTAGAAAAACACAAACCCACATCATTTATTTCTACATAGTCATTCATGTTTTTTCTTTCATAGCAAGCTCTTATCATATATGCGGATTCAAGTATAGCCTCCTTCTTAATACCCGAGAACCTTGATGGACTAAAGTTTTTTGTAAGCTGCCTATTTCCATGTTGCTCTCGATTTGGTCCAAATTTATTATTTCCATATGATAGATTTAACGATACCACTGCTAAGATATTAAAAAAAAACAATCCTTTCATGAATAAATACAATAGGGTTATCTTTTATAACCTAATTTTAAAATACACAAAAATAATGGACCCAACACAACTAACCTCTTCCTCAAAAGATACAAAGGAACTTGAAAAGTTTAAAGATATTATATTAAAACAAAAGAGTATAAAAAATAAAGATGATTATTTGAGCTTAAAAGGTGATATAGTATGTCGCTCATATCATATTGACCGGGTTGTTCATATTGATCAAAACTTAGCTTCGATAGACAACAATAGTGTACTTGATATTGAAAAGCTAATTTTTGAATTTCAAAAGATGATCCAGTATAATACTCTCCGATTACCGAAGAACCCTAAATTAAAAACCCTTGAAAAGGAACTGAACATTGAATCAAAAAAGTTTATGAGTATATATCACACATCGTTTCCACAAGCATCGCAATTTATTTTTGTCACTCACGAAGACGATTTTATCACGATGAATAATATTGCTAAATCAGAATATTGCATTCCTTTCTTTTCTTCAAATAAACTCCTATCCCCCTTTCCCTTTTCTGTAATAGATTATAATCAAAAAACTCAAAAGGCTAAAGAAATTGATATCGATATGGTCCCACATGAACTTTTATCAGAGTGTATAGATATATTTGCAAAAAAAGCAATCCGAAAAATAAATGAGATACAAACTCGTTCTCAGATACATATCACGAAACAAAAACGTAACGAACATAATTATCATAGGGAGTTATCTGAACTTAAAGACGAGTCACCATTGTCATTTACATCTTTTTTTGACTGATTATAATTCCTTCTTATAATTGCCATTAAAAATTCATTTTGAAAGACAGACCTTTTTCCCCCATCATAAGGGATAGCATATTTATTGTCTAAGAGCCATTTGTTTATACTGTCGGAATCTTCATCAAGCCATATATCCGCCAGTAATCTCCCATACTTATCATTACCTTGAACCTTGATACGAACATATTTATTCAATATCATCTTCATAAGCTCATCCCTTACAATCTCCGCCGCACTTTGTTCCAATGACGCTCCTCCTCTTAGTTCCGGTGTATCTAATCCCGAGATTCTCACTGTGAATCTACATACTTCCCCATAAGGATTCGATACTATTGTTATTGTATCCCCATCATAACACCTAATAACATATCCGTAGTTAATATCGGGAACAAAAATAGGAAAATCGGTCCACTTTGAATAAGGTGGTACTCTAAATTTATTCATCATACTAAATCCTTTTTGGTGGGAAGAGGGGGGGTCCTTTTGTGGTGGATATTCGCTCTGGGGATTTGGTGTGCGTTTGAAGGAACACTTTGACATGAAATGAAGTAAGGTAGAACACATGATTATATTGAATAAATTATAATGTATTTAAGTGTTTGAGCTTTTTATTATACACTGTATTATAGGTCTTTTTGTCCTCTACGAGTATCTTTTCTTGTTCTTTAACTTTAAGTAGCACATCATTATGTAATCTATTACACTCATTTATAATCATATCGCGACTTTCGGTAATTTTATGAAGTGGAAGATTCAACTCATGTTGTATAAATGTATATCTAAGACCACCCCAATACTGTGGATACGAAGCAAATTGTAAAAACTCCACCACAATCGTAAATTTTGTAATCGGACTTCCATAAACGACTATCCTTGATGCTATATGATGTCTCTTATTGAGTCTCATTGGATAATATACAAGGAGTTCTTTGTTCTCCGGAATAAATAGCTTTCCTCCGTGTACAAATGCTACATGTTTAAAACTATCAGTTGATTTATACGTGACCTTTGAGTCGCTATCGGAACCATCCGACAAAACGAGCTCAATTGTATCATCGTCTATTTCGTTGATCGATTTTATGAATTCAGAGGGAAGCTTGTAATAAATCCTATCAAAAAATATAAACGAACCGACAAATTCATCCAATGAGGGAGGTGTATCAGATGGAATCTCGGGAATTTCGGGAATTTCAGGAATCTCGGGTAGAGTAAAGTCATATTTAAGTAATTTGAAAGAGTCATCATATTCAATGATAACACCGTCTGGGATAGTTGTTGCATCTAGCTGATTTTCACTCTCAGTATGAGTTATTATATTCTCATCTATAGAATCGGATACTACTACACTTGACGTAGTTTGTGGTGTTTCCGCGGATTGTTTAAGATGAAATGTTACTTTAATTGTCTCAATTCCAAGAGGCTTTTCAAATATATATTTTAGACAATTTTTATACTTGTAAAAGTGTTTAGGAGTAATGAGAGTTTTTTCAAAGTCTATTTCGACGGTAATAGGGGGCAAAAAATCAATATGAAGCTCGTTGAATAGACTTGTATCCCAATCTATCTCAAATTGAACTACTGGTGAAGATTCAATAGGTATCCATTTCGGTGCTCCTATAAACGGAACTCCTAGAGAAAAGGGGTCTGTTTTTAAAGGAACGATTGTATATTTGTCGTCGATAAATATCTCACGAGTTTTTAAATCACCGGTTATATATAACTCATATAACTTATAAATGTACACAGACAAAACCGAATGATTGTTATTGTTATTTATTATTGATTGAAGTACGTCCGCAATTTGATGATACAGATGAATGATATCATCGATAACTTGTAATAAAATATAGGCATTTCTTGATTTCATATCGAGAACAACTGGATCAGGTAGAGGTTCATTCACATAGAATAAATCATATACTTCCTTTGCTTTATCTAAATCTAGTGTTTCTAAATAAGCTGGTATTTCCGCTTGCCACATTAAGTCTTATCTGGAATATTTTTTAGATATTTTTTGATACTTACTATATTAGAGTTTCTTGAACATATTAATCATTTCTAGTCGTGTTTCTTTTACATCAACTATGGGTTCTATATGTTCCTTTGTATCATAATGATTAATATAAATACTTTTGGGATCTACTTTTTTTTCTTGGGTAAAGGGATTCATTATTCTTGTATACTGTGCACCATCTGCTCCTGTAGAAGCACTCCATTGCCATCCGCCATTGTTAGAACAAGGATCATAATCTATTAGTTTTTGTGCAAAATACATTTCCCCAATACGCCAATCACATTTTAGATTTTTTGTAAGAAACATTGCCGTTATCATTCTTCCCCGGTTATGCATAAATCCAGTTTCATTTAATTCTCTCATAGCTGCATCTACAATCGGTATCCCGGTGCGTCCTTCTTTCCACGCTTTAATGGCTTCCTTATCGTTGGTCCAAAGTCTATCATAATCTTTTTTTTGATCAAAGTTCTTTCCAAATACATGTGGATAATGATGACATATATACATACAAAAGTCTCTTACATGAAGTTCTCTATTTAACGCCTCACATGCTTCTTTTCCCCCAAGTGCCTTTTTTACCGCATGAAATGTCTCTCTAATCCCAATAACACCAAATTTAAGATAGGCGGATAATCTCGTTGATGGCTTATCTATCCTATTACGCATGGTATCATAGCTCTTATGGTTCTTTAAATTTCGCAGTTTCGACAGTCCATTCTTTCTACCACCTATCAAATCATTATTAACTGGTTGTTTTTTGTCATAAAATTGATGCATGTCTACTTGAGGTCTATTCGTGTCAAGTAAAAACTTTTGTTTTGCGACAGTTGGAACTATGTCTACTTTACCTCTTAACGTCACTGCCTTTTTATAATACGGTGTTAATACTTCATATGGCTTGTTATTATTTGTAAATATCTTATTGGGGTCTACTATACAGTGATTCATAACACATATAAAAGTCCGATTAAGCCTTTTACATTTGTTTGATATTGTTGTTTCTCGCTTCTTTGCAAAGGGCGTATAGTCTTTTGATATTGCCACAAACTCAATGCTATCATCAAAGTCTATGAGTTTCTGTATGATATCAATGTGTGATCCGTGATAGATATTTAGAGGAATAGTCGTCTTTAATTCATTGATACATTCGACCATAAAACGAACACATCTATCCGATTTATATTTATTCCTCTTGGTCATCTGCTCGGGTGTAAAGACGAAAATACCATATATTTTTGAACAATTCTTAGATAACTCATAAAGGGCAGCATTATCATCAATTCTTAAATCCCTAGTGAAAACGAATATCCCGGTTGACATTATATATATCTAATTTACTTATTTGGTATACGTGCGTTTGTTAGAAAAATGAAGAAAAACAACCCTTAAGTAGAATTTATAGGTATCTTTATGTTTCGCTCATGGCTTCTGTACTAGCGAATATATTACCCGATGACATTGTGTATACGATTTCTACCTTTGACGCACTTCACAGAGAAAAAATGGCTCCGACACTCCGAGCGATCTTTTTGAGGGAGGTGGCTGTTAATGGTATTCTTCGTAGACTCGATCGCATTTGGTATTCACATACCCTTTTAAAGGCACGTAACTATGTTGAAGATCCGGGATACTTCGTTAAGATGCTCTCTAAGTGTAATTGCTGCTCACGACACAAAACAAAACGCCCCCAAAAATTGAGCGACTCTACAGAGTACCCATTCCACAACAACGGCAACCGAGATTGCACGTGCATGTGTAGACATGCAAGTAGAATGATCGTTAGAGAGTTTGCACCTCCGCAATACAATGATGGTGACTATTACAGCGACGACTACAGCGACTACGAGGACAACTTTATCTACTAAAGTAAAAAATTTTTTACGTGTTTTTACGTGTTTTTATATTTTTTTTAAATATTGTTGATTTTTTTCGCGTTTGTTTATTACAGTGTCTTTGTATGTAATTATCATAGTTGTAATGGTATACCTTTTGCTTTGATGAAAATGCACTTGCTGATAACCCTAGCCAATTCGCTCTATTTACCGCGGCATCGTGATCAATAAGAGTCCTTCTGAACCAATCTTCTCCTTCTTTCCAATCGACTTGAAGGTGTCCTCTTGTCAAATAATCCGCAACAACATGTCTTTGAAGGTGATGAATCCACCCACTCTGGCTTAAACTTTTCATCGCCACATCTACATCATGTCTACCCGTTTCCCCACTTTTCCATTTTTCCAAGCCCTCTTTATTCCTTTTCCATTTAAAAGGTCTAATTCCAATAGAAGTCGGACCCCAATATCCCTTTAGATAACTACTTGCGTGAAAAAACTCCCTCCATATTAATTGATCCGTTGCACTTCCAATTTTTGAATCAGAAGGTATCCGGTATGTACTACCTGACCATAAAAAATAAGCCAACGACGGAGATAAGAGTCCCATGGCAAATAGTGGACTACATCTCGACGTATTTTGATCTCCTTTAGTTTTCGTATCAGTCAATTCTATATCAGCACATGTATGTGGTTTATACCATGAATCAGAACGAAGATCCTCTAATGTTTTATCGAAATAATGTGCAACTTGTGTATCAAGGTCCTCATTAGATTTAATTAATGGGAAATCTAAGGTGTTTGGATTTGTTATAGAATTTTTTTTAGAACACGTATCTGTAATGTATTTTTCTAGTTCGATGTAAGTCATCCATCCTTTATTTTTCTTTTTAAACGAGGGACATTGGGGTTTAGTATAGTTTTTGGATACCGCATCTTTATAGCATGAAATGTCGCTATAACGTTTTATAGATTTTTCTAGGTCTAAAATGGGATCTAAAAATTTCTTGAACGATATAACTTGCGGGTAGTATATATTTTCAAAAATCTTTTTTACGGAATACAACTTCCAATCAATGAGCGTCAATGTAGATACTCTTTTTAAGTCAAAGCTTTTTGCCAATGCAGAATCAAATTCTCCCCATTGCTTAGGATCATCCGTCTCATCAATATAGATGGTTCCCGATAATCCCGCATCTTCTTTCAGGGCTTTGATAAAAGACTCGTGTGTCCCCCTAAAACAATAAAGTTCTTTTTGAAATGACTTTGCATGAAGATAGATCGTTTTCAACAAAAACGTATATTGATGATGACTATATATGTGTTTACTATTTATAAAAAATACAACCGGTCCCTCTGTTTTATCATAAAGTGCATTATCTATCATCCTAAATGAAGTCCGATTGATTATCATTAAAAACTCCCAGAAAAATATATAAATGCAATATGAACAGTATATAGTAGGCTCATTACATGATTCGTGAATGTTCATCAACGTTTAATACACAGTATTGTTACATAGACGGAAAATCGATTCACATCAAGGAATACCTTCAGGAATACAATCAAAATAATCTTAAAGGAAAAATTTGTTGTCAAAATGGACACGAACTAGAATTTCACAAAGGAGAAAAAAAGAAAATGTATTTTAAACATAAAAACCATGGTGATGCTAGGGGGGGTCCAATGAGTCAATGGCATTCGGATATGCAGGGTTACTTTCCAATTATCGAAAAGTACTTTAAAAAAATTAATAATGAATCACAATTAAAGAATAGATGGGCGGACGTTTTTATTGATAAATGTAATATTATAATTGAGATACAACATAGTAAAATAGATGCGGAAAATGTAAAATGTAGACACGACGATTATAAATATCACAAAGCAGAGCTAATATGGATTGTCGATGGGAACACAGAAGATGTAGAAATTAAAGAATTGACTAACGGAGGATTTTTAGTTATTTTTTCTGAAAGTTGGAAATACCGTTCTTTTACATACAATAATGAATATATACTCCTTAATGAGAATGAAAGATTTTATAAGATACCCGTTCGTAGTGTGCATAGTGGCATGATATCTGTGAAGGAATGGAAACATATTGATGATGTTATGTCTCAATTGAACAAAGACCCATTGGGTGTGTGGTCTTTGTGGGGATATAATGATGAAATCAAACCAAAAATGACCGTTTACCAAAAAGGAGCAGGAAACGGAAAGACGTATGGTATTTGGAAATCAATCTTAACAAATGTAGATAAAAAACAATTTTTAATTTTAACAAAACAGCATTCGGCGGTGGAGGTCATAAAGAATGAACTAGATGAACAAGCAAAACGCAATGAGATGCATATTGAAAATATGGAAGATACCTCATATGATGCGTATTGTAAAAAGCACATAGTAAAATACACCCATGTTAATTCAAATTATAATTGTATCGTAATAATTGCGACCATCGATTCCTTCGTTTATAATATTGTGGGTGTAGGTCGCGAATCTAGCACCAACATATTTGGAAGTTTATTGGAAAAAATTTTGACTGACGGATGTACGAAAGTTAATTCTAATACAGGGGGTATGAAGTATGCGGGGGTTAATTTTTTGTTGAATAAAATGACAGAAATATGGATTGACGAAGCTCAGGATCTTAATGAAAATTACTTTAACTCCATGGTAAAACTGATGTGTGAAACAAAAATAGATACCGTGATGGTTGGAGATAAACTACAAAGTCTAGAATATAAAAACAACATAATTACTAAATCAGATTGCAATATAGAAGAAATTGATATCGTTTTGATGGAACCAGAAAATACTAATCATCGTATTGAAGTTAAGAATATGAAAGAAAAATTGAACGAACTAATAAATTTTGAAAATTTTGATTTACCCCCAATATCAATAGATTCAAATAGACATTTACTAGATCACGGGGAGGATGTTATCGAAACAATAGACCAACCTATTATATACAATGACCATAGTAAAGAAAATATTGAAAAAATGGAAAAATTTATTGATAATATTATAAATAAAGTAGACTCTGAGGTGAAATCACACAACTATGAGCCTAAAGATTTTATGTTTATATTTCCAATGATGAAGGGAAATATAATAGCTGGGGAATTAGAAACAAGATTGAATGAGTATTGGATAAATAAACTTCCAGAAAGCAATGAATATCAAAAGTACGCATATCTTCATAGACATGAAGAAGGAAAGGTTATAGATATGAGTCACTCAAAGGATTCTTCTCGAATCGTTACAATTAGAACTTCCAAGGGTGATGGAAGAAAGGTCGTTTTTGTATTATCTTGCACAGAAGAGGCATTGACGATTATAAGTCAAAATCATAGTCGGGCAAATGATTTGATTTACGAATCTTACTTTCATGTAGCTATGACACGAGTCAAAAATAAAATATTCTTTGGATTAGTCAAAAACAACGATGATATCCACCAAAGGTTTGGAAAAACGGGGTTGGTAGAATATGAACCTAAGATAAAAAATAGTATCAATTTAGATCAGGTTCTTAAATTTATTGAAGAAGATTCGATTATAAAAATATTGAAAAATAGTGGTATTGAAGAAGAACCTTTTTGTGAAGAATCAAAAATGAATGGACATATGGTAGATTGGAATTATCATTGTATTCGTCGTGCGATTTATTTGATGTATGCGATATTTAGCATTCTAAAAAAAAATAGAGATGTATCTAGCTTTGATGAGTCGCAACTTAAGGTTGTTTTAGATAAGTTAAAGTCAATTCCTATTTTAAAGTTAGAGCCAAAGAAATTTTATAACACATTAAGAAAATCATATATTGATGATGAGAAAACAGGGAAGTCTCGTGGTCTCGATTATTTTCCACTATGCAATCTTTCGCATAAACCCATGTATAAGAATTTTTGCAAAAGGATTGAAGCCATTATGAAAGAAAATCAAAAAAAATACAAAGAAGATAATTTATCGTTATGTGATCTAAAACCATTAGAAATGGTAATTCAATGGTATATGATAGAATTATATTCTGAGAAAAAATTTCATCAAACTACACCAACAACTATATACAATATTGTAGATTACTTCAATGGGCTAAATGACGGAAAGGAAATGGAATTATTAGAAGAAGCCAGAAATATTAACGGTGTAATTACAGAATTAATGAATGAAATTTTGAGTTCAGATTCTAAAATTAAATGGAATGTATTTCACAACATATTTTATAATGGGGTAAATGAGCCTAAATATAATCCTGAGGATATGAAAATAAAAACAAATGTGGATATAATTGGGGTTAATGAAACGACGGTGTATCATATGGTATTCAAGAGTGATTTCAATTCATTGAATTATTGGAGCACAATGATAGAAATTCTATTGGAAAGATTTATTATCTATAATACATCTAAAAAAGGGTACGATGTTAATAAATTTAAAGGAAAAATTATTAAAACATATCTATTTAGTTTAAAAGAAAAAAAATATTATGAATTTACTATAGATGATGCAAATGATAAAACACTTAGAGAGGAGTTAAAAAAGGCACTTGTAAAACATTATTCTTCATTTAACATTCAATTATATAGATACTGTCAATTTGTAAAAGAATCATCTAAATGGAAAGAGCAGGGGGTTGCTACACCTCTTGAATATATATCAAAAAAATATAATGAAATTAAATATGTACGGGACTTTTTTACATATCTACATAATAGAAGAAAGGAAGATAAAGATTATGTTAATAGATTAATTAACGATGAGACTCGTTTTTGTGATAAACTCAACGAATATATAGAAGAAATGTGTGATAATATGTTCAATCTAAAAACGATAGAAGATGATGATTGGTAGTTAAAAATCCTATTTAGAAACTATAATAATATCCGCGTCGAGAACATACTCCCGTATTTTTAAGAGTGTAAGACAAAAATAGTCGGTTTTTTGAGGTCTTTCCCTTTTCTCCCAAAAAAATTCTTTTTTGTTTTTTGTTTTTTGTTTTTTTTTGTTTTTTTGTTTTTTTTTGTTTTTTAGCACAGAATAGCGGGATATTCAACCTTGGTAGTAACTTCTGGCTCTTCATCGCAAAAGTCTTCCTCATACTCGTACTCCTCAAGATCCTCTCCAGACGAACGCTCACGAACACCCCAGTACATGAGGACGAGCTCTTTGTTTATGACCACTTGACCTTTGAGAGGGGCGAGACGAGTGAGCTCCCTACCAAAAACCCCTTTGGATACATGTGGTTCCGTTTTAAGATACGACTCGTATACCTGACGAAACGATACTTCCCAATCGGCACATTTTCTCAATTTTAGCGTATTGGGACCATCGTAAAACTCAAGGTTTTCTTTAAGCCACCTAGCAACAACATCGATGTTGCACTTCTTATGAGGTTTCTCATGAGGTTTCTCGTCTTCAGGCTTAGGCTTAGGCTTCAACTTGACTTCCGCCTCGTCTTCTGGAAGTTGCCCCTTTGAAAGTTCAAAGTAGTCTCGAGCACACTTCGCCCAATGCGACTTTGTCTCTTTATCGAGAGAATTCCACTGCTTCGTAGCCCTATCCTTACGCATCGTATTAGACATACCGGACATCAAATCCTCGTTCATCTCGTAGAACTTATACTTGAAGAACTGGAAGGCGTTTCGCTTAGGAACGCCGTAGATTTCCGCCATTATGACTAGGTGACTAGGTGTGTTTTTCTCGTTTGTTTCTGACCATATGTTACATACTTAAGATACAAAATGCATCATTTTTTTACACAATCGATTAGTTGGCAAGAGCCCTACGAAACATTTTGCTCATAAAAACATTTTCCATGTCCAAAATTTCTTCTTTTGATAACCTTAGAAACCATTCCGGAAAACCGGGTGCAGTATTATATACTGGAATAAATGTATAGTTACACGAACTTTCTAGAGATTCGTTTGAAATGGCTCTCTTATTTGTAATTTTGTTGTTATAAGAATCTCTATCTAGACATGTTGACGATACATGATAATAATCCCAGTCCGTCGTTTCTAAAAGAGATGATATACATTTCCATAAGAGTTCTCTTCCGAATATGTGATAATTTTTAGGACGATGAAAGTCAATATTATGACCATGTAGTATTTTATCACATTCTTTAAGACATTCCGTTACAAGAATACCGTTTTTTCTTGATATCAATGCCCAATTAGCGGGTCTAGGATAGCCTCGTGGGTTCAGTAGACATTTTTGTGAATGACATCCGAATCCAACAAAATCAAACTTTTTAAGATGTTCAAAATATCTATTCAAGTCAGAAAAGACAATGATATCCGCATCGAGCCACATACCCCCATATTTTTTCAAGAGTGCAAGACGAAAATAATCGGCTTTTTGAGGTATTCTTAATTCATCTAGCCTTTCCCGTTTCTCCCTGTCTAATTCTGGTAAATATTTATAAATAGTTCTTTCATTGAGCATATGAACCTCAAAATCTTTACCAATATTTTTACGAATAGTATCTTCACACAAGTCTAAATAAGCTGGTCTGGATATATTTTCGCTTTTATTTTCCCAGTACATCCATATATGTTTTGGTATTTTTTGTGAATTTCGAAGATATTTGAAGGAGAACTTGTTTGTTTGTTTTCTTATAACAATAATCAAGATGATTGGGATAATCAAGATAGTGATAAAATAAGGATTCATTACATTTAAGGAAATTTGAATTTATTTTATTAATGATTAAATTTCATCCAGATATACATAAGCAAATTCAACTTTATAGGAACAATGGGGTCTTTTTAAATATGCTCTTTTATGGACCCCCTGGAAGCGGTAAGCATACTCTTGTAATAAAATTGTTAGAGGAATTTTTTGGTAAATTGGGAGATGCATATGAGCATAATGACGAGATTTTGGGATGTAAATTTTATGTATCTGATCATTATATTTATATTGACGGATATGATTGGAAAAACTCAAAGGTAAATGTATGTAAATGTATTGAAGAATTTACACAAACTCAACATGTGAATAGAGGTGGACATAAGGTTATTTATATAAGATATATCGATGTATTTTATGAGACACAACAAGAACTGCGTCAACTCGTAGAAGATAGTTATAAGGAATGTCGTTTCATATTTACAACTCGATCCATTGATAGCGTAGATGCTTCACTTGTAAGTAGATGTATTCCTATATGTGTCCCATCACCAAAAGAAGATGTTATTGTAGATTGGTTAAAGAGTGAATTTGACACAATTGAGCCTTTTAGATTAAAGGATATTTACAAAAATTCATATGCAAATGCTAGTATTGCGTATCATATGGCTATATTTAATAAGGAGTGTAAAAAATCTGAAAACACAAACGTTTTATTTGCGAATATTATCTATAAAACAGTAACTACTTGTAGAAAAATAACAGAAATACACGACCTTGCGGAAAAGTTTTTTAGGTGTAATGTATCTTTATCATATGTTCTTCGTGAATACATGAAAAAAGTTCCAGATGATGAAAAAAAAGAATCGCTGTGTGTTATACAAAAATTCACATCGCAAAGAACAAAAAGTATATTTGATATCATAGAACTCTTTTTAGGACTCACGCGTGCTTCGCATCCCGAATATAAAAGAAACGCTGTTAAAAGTAATTGCTAAAAAATGACATATTTTATATCTTAAGTAATCCATACAAGGAATAAAACAATCACATACACGCACACACTCAAACTCATTTCATCTATGGGGTCTCGTAGTTTTATCAACGTATTCTGCACTCTTGACAACAATAGACGGAATTCTTTACTCGAAGCTCTTAACAAAGAATCAACCGAGTCTGGGGCGAATATTGCTAATGTGATTAAGGATATGAATATTGAGAATTTGAACATGATATTGGACATATCATCGACGGAGCCCGTTGTTCCAGAGCCCGTTGTTCCAGAGCCCGTTGTTCCAGAGCCCGTTGTTCCAGAGACGGCTGTTCCTGTGCAAATTTCTAGTTCACAGCGTGTCTATAATATGAGGCGGGAGAGAGCGGAGGAAGATGTCGCTGATTGGATTGTAGATAATTTCAAATTACTTTCACCCAGTACGTCTGGGGCTGCGACGAGTCGATCTGGTGGAAGAGGCCATCCGGTTGTACCGGACGAGGACCTCTTTTGGCTTCGCCGTAGTAGTATGAGACTGGTTGATATTCATCGGCTATATCGTGAACAAGGGGGGACAGAGAGTAATAAAATGATATCACGTATATTAAGTGGACATTTTGGACTTAATAAGAGAGTAATATCGTGTAAAACTAACTTCTATGGAATAATCCCTATCAGACGACTATGATTCTTCGATGTATATATTCCCACCCGAAGCCTAAAAAAACAAAATTTTTTTAAATTCATGGGAATTCAAAAATTCACATTGCAAAGAACAAAAAGTATATTTGATATTATCAATGTCATCTATCCCTCCCTCCCTCGTCCTTTAAAGAAAAAATAGACTTTTATGTACACTAGACGATGAATACAAGAGTGGTGAATCTAGTGAGTATTCACATCTCTCGATAATCTCCAAATAATTTAAATATATTCCCAGGTCAATATGATAGATGAGAATGGATATGAATTTGAAACTAACACCGTTTTAGAATTTATTCAAAATGATGCAAAACTATTATTAAATAAACCAATAAATTTTCATAAAGACAAACATAGAACTCTTTTTAGGACTCTTACACCCGAATATAAACGTAACACGGTTACACCATTGTAAATTTAAAACGCCAATTATTTTTTTAGAGTTGGAATTAAAGATAATTACCCAGGTAAATAGCTTAAAAGTACCACTATAATAGTAGGTAATCAAGCAGGTTTACATGGACCAGCGTAAGAAAATGATCGATGAGTATATTCGGCATACAAAGGAATCAAAATTAAAATATGGAGAGAAGACGTTTGTGTGCTTGCAAGGTGGTGATTTTTACGAGATATTTGGATATTCGGAATCCGATGAGCAATTTAACATATGTCGGGATATATTGTGTATACGCGTAGCTCAAAGAAATAAGACGGAGAATTCGGGGTTTGTGGCGGGATATCCTATGCATAGTGGACATGTATTTGAGGCAAAATTATTGTCTCATGGATATACAGTGGTTTATGTCACACAAGAAAACAATGGACTCTCTGGTACAAAGCGTGAAATTACGCGTAAAGTAACACGTGTTTGTTCTCCGGGGTGTAATATGAGTGACCCCCAAGATACACAAGCATCTTCTATGTTTGCTTCTATTTTAGTGGAATATATTGGTGACGATGAGCCGATTGCTTATCTATGTCTTTATGATGGTACAACTGGTAAAATTACGATAGAACATGTGGGTGGTGTTTCATTGGATCATTGTTCGATGGCACTTTGTGCGAGGGGGTTCAATGAGGTACTTTTGACATGTATTTCGGATGAGCCTATTGAAGCTAATATTGATTGGAGTGGTTTAAAGAACGGGCTTTCTATTTCGAGGTCTTATGTACATTGTCGGTCTATTTCCAAGAAAAATGCTAAAAGTACAATTTTAGATGTTTCCATATATCAAGATACGGCACTAAATAGATTTTTTTGTCATCATAGGAGTTTGTATCAGGATATTTTTTCTAATTTGGATTTACAGGATACTACGGGAGGGGACGTTGGTGCGATGATATTGCTTTTGGAGTTTTTAGAATCACGAGGGGAAGACTTTGTAAAGAGATTACCAAAGCCAGTTGTCACAACACAAAAGAGCGATTTTCTTATGTGTTATCATGGTGTCTTTGAGAAACTTCAGATTCATAAAAAGGATACAAAAAGTTCTAAAAAAGATAGCTTAATTTCGTGTATTAAATATACAAGATCTCCTGGAGGGGCTCGTTGTTTAAGGACGTGTATTACAAAACCACTTACATCTGTAGAGGCGATTAAAGAACGTCATAGGATTGTTGGATACTTTGTAGAAAATCCGAATATTTTGGAGTATTTGAAGAAGGATTTGATGATAGTAGATGTTAAGCGATACGAAAGAAGTATGGCTATTCAGAAACTTAATCCATATCATATTCCTAAACTGATTGATACACTGAATAGGATTATGGTAATAAAACGTCGGTGTGAGGATCTCAACTATTTTGCGGATAATTGGGATACATTTGTTGAGTTTGTCGAATATTTCACTTCGCTTTTTAATTTGGAAAATTTGAATAAATCAGAAAAGGAGTCGGAATGTAATATTTTTGCGGAGGGTATTGTTCCAGAGTTGGACGTGTTATTTAAGAGACAAGAGGAAATTCAAGAAAAACAAGCAAAATGGTCTAAATTCCTATCAAATTTCATAGAGCCTAATTCAGATACCGTTCAATTAAAATATACGGAAAAAGAGGGGTATTATTATACGACTACTTTGAAACGAGTACATAAATTAGAAGCATATATGAAAACAAATAAGGATTTGGGTGAGATGAACCTTAAAATATCGAAAAACCGAGCTTCTTATGCTTCAATAAATTTTCCAGAGTGTTCCCATGCATCTCAGGAGCTCATTCAACTACAAAAAATGTGTCTTTCCAGGACAAGACAGGAGCTAAGTAACTTTCTCGGTAAAACGTTTGAAAAATATTCAAATGTTATTACGACATGGTTTTCTTGGGTTGAGCATATAGATATGTTTTATTCCTTTGCCAGTGTAGCCAGAGAATGGAATTATGTATGTCCACAAATAAATGACTCACCGGAATCTTCAATTGATGTCAAGGGGCTTCGCCATCCTATTATCGAACAGATTATGGATTCCATGGAGTATATACCAAACGATGTATGCTTAAATGCGGATTCTTCCATGTTATTATATGGAGTAAATTCGGTAGGAAAGTCTTCTCTTATGAAGAGTATTGGACTATGCATTATTATGGCTCAAGCGGGTATGTGGGTTTCTGCAAAGTCCTGTACAATATCTCCTTATACGAGGTTATTTTTGAGGATTGGGAATAATGATAATTTGTTAGATGGATATTCTTCTTTTACATGTGAGATGAGAGAAGCACATACCATATTGAGATATGCGGATGAGAAAAGCATTGTATTAGCTGACGAGTTTTGTGCTTCAACGGAGAATGATTCGGCTACAGTACTTGTGGCATCTACGCTTGAAATGTTGGGAATGAGGAGGTCATCATATTTATTTGCGACTCATTTGTTTCAATTGCTAGAAATGGAGTCGGTGATACATTTACCTGGGTTGCTTATAAAGCATTTAGAGGTCCATACGACAAAGGAAAACCAACTCGTCTTTCTTAGGAAATTAGTGGATGGTCCACCGGAACGAAGAGACTATGGGTTAAGTGTTGGTAAAAAAATATGCACGATACCAGATTTCATAAAAAGGGTAGAGAGAAATGCTCTACTTTTGACACAAAATACTCAACCGCAAAGACAAACTAAAAATCAAGCTAATTTGAAACGTTCGAGGTATAACGCAAAACTTCTTGTAGAGAAGTGTTCTTTTTGTGGATATAAGCCATCCGGATCAATGGATTTACCCTTGGAGACACATCATATCTCTTTTCAATGCACTGCAAATTCAGATGGGTTTATAGATCATTATCATAAACATAAGTTACATAATTTGGTTGTAACATGTAAGCCTTGTCATATTCAAATTCATAGGGGAAAAATTCATGTTAAAGGATATACGCATCATGAGAATGGACCAAATCTGGAATATGAGACGAGAGAAGAATGTTGACATTTTTCTTCTAGATAGGTATAATGGACTGGGGAGATATCGTTCGGTTCACTCGTGATGGAAATGAATCACGGGGTGTGGTACATTTTATTGATCATAATACGAAATATGTTGAACTTGTCTTGGATATGCCGCTTTTTTCAAGTCCAGAAAATGGAATTGATAACGAGGCTTGGATTTCTTTTATTATGGATGAAAACGGAGGTGGGATTTCAAACGACATTGACGAAATTACGAATATTGAAATCGTACATGCAAATGAAGAAAGATCTTTTATCAAAGATAGAAGTATTGAACTAGATGATATAGTTTATGCTGTATCACATAAGGGGAGTGATTTAAATGGTCGTAGATATACTGTAGAAGACCTGGGTGATGATTTTATTGAACTCGACGATTTGGATGCCGAGGAAGATACTGAGGTGATTCGTTTAGATATATCTCGTGGTTTATCTATAAAAGAAGGGTTTATATGTGATTTGGTAAAGGATGAAGATGAGGAAGCTTCTGTGATTGTTCCAATTGAATATAGAGAGAAGAATGTTGAAGAAAATATCATATTTGAAGAGAGAGAGCTTACAAAACAAGAAAAGGGTCAGTGGATATTTGATACGTTTTCACATGTATCTACCAGAAAAAAACAAATGGACCATCTTGTTAAGAGAACGCTAGAAACTATTGAAGATGTTTCTATAAGAAAGGATTTTCATCTAAAAACTCCTTATTCTAAATGGAATGATAGTGTAACAAAATGGGATTACTTTACTCCTTATGTTTTGAATAAAAAACGTCCAGACCTTGATGGTATATTTCTAGACTTTCAAGATGCTCAGCGATATTATGAAATGTATCTATCTGAGGCGAACGGGTATGTAAAAAATATGAGACGGTTATCAACCATACACTCTCTATATTGCCCAGAACCGAGTAACTTGAGCCCAATTGGAACTTTTGAAGCCATATGTGATGAAGGAAATACATTTAAAGTACTCGGACCCATGTATCTACCAAGATTCTATACCGATCAGAGTGGGCACCAATACTCTGAGAAAAACCTATGTTTATTCGAACAAGAATGTTATTCTTATGGTTCAAGTGTAAGATCTCCATTTGGTGATACCCGCCTTATGGAGAACATTATTCCTTCTCCCGAGGAATTTATGAAAGAGTGGAGACGAAATAATACAAAAGATTTCTTGAAATATTACTCTACAAGCTATGAAAACTTACCCAAAGAATATGCTTATGTGCCATCATATTCGTCAACTTTACCGGCTCACAAAAAGGGGATATTTACGTATACGATTAACAAGAAAAACATAGGTAATAAAACACTAAAGAGATTTGAACACAAGGTACAGCCGAGTAAATTTCAAGCAAGACTTGGTAAGTTATATAATACATATACAAATATTTGGAGTCCATGGAAATTTGATGAACTTGATGCATGGAATGATATGGTATGGGAAACGGATCTTATGATGAAAATGTTACCTCTTAATGAGAGCGATTCTCGAGTTGTAGTATGTGATCTTCGAAATGAAAAGAGACCATTCCGACTCGGAGAATACCATAAGAGGAATGGTAAATATCATCAGTTACAATTGATTCAAGGAAAGGAAAGATGGGTCCCGAAAAACCCACCTAGAGATGGGGTGTCGTCCGTATGTGCCATTGAGGAAGCTCGTAGACTCGTGAATGAAGTAGAGGTTTATGTCAAGGGTAAATATAACTCTATTGACTTTAAGAAAAATTCACCAAAATGGAAGAAAAAAACCGCTATAGAAAATTCTGAAAATTCTGACGCCTCTGATGTTAAAGAGCTCATATCTTCAAAGACCTTTTATTCACTTGATTCTATACAAGAGAAACTAGATTACTTGAGTTCGGGAAGAGGCGTTAGATATCCTAGAACAATGGAAAATGAATATTGGTACTATGATATAGCCACTGGAAAACCAAGTATACCGAGACACGAATACGAGTTACTATTGATCGAGAAGGAGCCACACCTTGCGTCAAAACACATGGAAACAATGCTACAAAAATGGGCAGAGCCTAACCAAGAAGGGAACTGGGTAAGCAAGGCAAATGGTGATGTATTGCATGTATTTCACGATCAACGAGCCTTTGGTGAAGGCATGAATTATATTTCACGACCAAATGATGAGGATCCCGAATTTGACGACGACGAACTTGACGATGACGAGGATCTTGGCGAGGATCTTGACGAGGAAAAAATTAAAGAAATAGAAGGAAAAAATATCAAAACAAAGGAAAAACTTACTAAACTACTCGCCGAGATAAGGAAGGTTGTAAAAATTAATATATCAAATATAGATATATTATTTCAACAAACTATTCAGCTTGCGAGGTACTATAATAAAAAGGGAGATATTAGTAAGCGATGGAGTAGTTTTTTAGTGAAGATACTGTACAAGCATGCTCCAAAGTCGATGAATATATCTTCGCAATTCGTAAGACCACTTGTATCGACAATTGTAAAAAAGGAAATTGATGGGACACCTGTTTCGGTTGACTTAAGGTACTTATTAACTTCAAATTTTAAGAATATAACGGAAAAAATAAAAAAGGATAACAGACAAAAGTTTTTGATAGAGTTTGAGACTTGGTTAAAGGAGGACCTTCCTGAGTTTAAATCCCAAGTATCATCAACATCGAGCCAAAGGTATCCTTCATACGAATGGGTAGGATTTCGTCCTAATAAACTCACAATGAATACCCTTTTTTATTTTGATAAACTAGCAAATTCTAAGAAGATAAGTGTTACATTTGCTAAAAAGATTCAAACTCAAGAACAACCTATAAATAGATTTCAAAAAGTAAAACATACGAATACTACGCATCTATACGAAGAAAAAGTAGAGGATATAGAGGATATGGACCCAGTAGATAGTTTGAAAGAAATGCTATATAATACTTTGGATGATACTTGGATTGAGTTTAAAGATACCGATTTGACGAAGCCACCTGGAAATTTTGAAGACTCATGGATATTCTCATTAAAATTCTCAAAGGAGGTCATGAAGTATGATGTTTTTTATAAGTTTATGAGAAAAAGCTGGATTTTAATGACACGTGCTTTAAGTGAAAACATCTTTAACCCCAGGAATATTCCATCTCACGAGCCTTTGAAAATTTTACCGGGGATTCATAACGTTATGATGAAATGGAATAAGTTAGATGAAGAAGTTGTCGTTGGAATTCACACACAGCTAAAAACTACACTCAAGGGAGATCAAGATAAGATGAAGGTAATTTATGATACACTAATTGATAATTTTAGCCCAATATTTTCTGTTATTCTAAATAATAAAAATCGCAATGATAAAGGCTTAAATATTGTTTATTTAAATATGTGGATTCTTATGTGGAAGCACTTATTACATGAAGTAGATGTACCAGAGCCATTTAGTTATCCAGAATATAGAATGGCATTAAAGAGTATAGTTGACTATATTACTGGGCTTCCAATGGATACGTTTTTTTCGGATTTTGATTTAGGTTATAACGAAAAAGAAATCGAAGAGGCGGTTGCGTTTAATGCCGAATTAGAACGCGAAGAGTTTTTGAAATTTGGTGCGGATCAGAGTGTAGAAGAGGAAGAGGTTGATAAGGTATTAAAAACATTAAAAATGGGTAGATGGTCAGCTGGTATGACTGCTGTTTGGAAGGTTGTAGAAGATTATGATAATGGGGAGAATATCACGAACGTCGTGGGAAATGGAGAAGGAAATATACATGTGTCATCTCTAAATATTTCCGACGAAGGAGAGTCATATGAATATGAAGGTATGGCTGAGAACTTTGAATAAACTACCATGGAGCGACAATAAAAGTAGTCATCGTTAAACACTGGAAAATTATATCTTTTCAAAAGATCATTGGATAAGTATGATATAGCTTCTATTATTCCATCGGGTGAAGATTCGTAAGAGAATGATGCTATATCATCGTTGTTACAGTTTTGTTTCATATAGTCGATAAATTTCCGATTTTGTCTCTTTTTCATTTCGGCAATAGATGGAATGATCCAATGCTGTCTATATATCTCAAAAACAGAATCCATTACAACAAACTATAAAACATCATAAAAAATCATCACAATTCATTTTTATATTTATAAAGTCAAATCTCTCCATTGGATTCATTATAGACCATAGGTTTTTTACAGTTCTTTTCGATTTTTTATAAAATACAACACGTCTATTAAAGTCAGCATTATTATCTGACATATTCAGAATACGAAAGTACTTGAATGTAGATTGAGTCTTTCCGTATTTTAGTCTCTTTAATACAGTTAATAACATACTATTTACCATAAGATATTCGACCAATTCTACTTCCAAAAATATCCAGGCAGTTTTCAAAATATATCCGGGAGGAACAAATCCTACCGTCCCGTTATCAACATTATTAAAAATAAATTTCATAACGTTTTGATAAAAACAAGAATAAATATACTTAAATGTGGTAATAAATAATTTTATATCATAACATAGATCATTGTCTTGTGGTTTTCTTGTAAATGGCTCAATAATATTTATTTTTATTTCATATGGTATTTTGTTAAATTTATTCATTGAATTTAGAGCAACATTATTATTGTGTTATATTCTTGTGCGATTTCTTCTATAAGCTGAATACAGACCCTTTCAAATTCTGTAAAGGTGCTTATACTTTTGTACATTGTCACAATATTTGCGAAAACGCGTTTAATTTTTTGGAGCGATAGTTCCCTATTTGAGGATACTTTAGATTCTTCTATGAAAAGGTGATTTATCTGTTTTAGGAGTCTTAAGGAGTCATGTATTGTTTCTTTCATAAAAAAATGAAAGAAAATTGTCTTTACAGCTTTAAACGAATTATAGAATGTCTTGTGGTATTTGTCTATTGAATAACGGACAAGTAACAGAAGTAAATATTTCTGATAACTGGTCAATCGATTATTATGTAAAGAAACGAGGATATACATTGTATTCAAATTGTGGATTCAGTGATATTAAGGACAGTAAGGACAACAAAATCATTCTGTTTGCAAAGAAGAGTGGGAAGGCTGGTACAGAGAATAAACATGAACTCCCCCCTCCTCTTGATACACCATTGTTTTATGATGACATCTATGTGTTTAAGACAACGTGTGACGATTTGAGTCCTCTCTCACTTACAAAATATGAATTCCGAAGACTTTATATAAATGCCTTTAAGGGATTTCACAGTATAGATGATACTGAATCTGAAGGAAAAAGCGAAGATGAATCCAGTATCGGGAGTTTATGTGACTTTATTATAGATGATGACGAAGAACTCGAATATTATGATACGGATTCCGACGAGGATTCCGACGAGGATTCCGACGAGGATTCCGATGATGAAGAAAGTCCTTAGGAAAGTTCTTAGGAAAGTTCTTAAGAAAATTCTCATATATTACAGATTTTTCTTCGAATTTTCCCATATTT